TCATGTGATGCGGACGTAGGTGTTCGCGCCCGCTGTGACAGTGATGCCGGATATGCCGGACGCGACTGTGACCCACAATGAGTATTGATCGGTTCCGGTGACATTGGCGGTGACAGTTGGAATGGTGTACAGCTTCGCGGTGCCAGAGACAGTGTTTGCCGTGAGAGTCGCCCCGGGAATCAGTACGCCGTTTTTCCGTAGCTCGACCACGACGGACGACGGAGAGAAGTTTACGTCCGTGATCGACACCTGAGCCGTGATCGTAGCGCCGGTCTTGGATCCATTCGGGAGAAGCGAGTTACCCGAAAGTGTGGACCCGGACTCGGCTACCATCCCAGCGATCTGGGTGGCAGTGCTCGTCACCGTCTGCGCCGACGCGTTCTTCGTCATCCCAGACGGCTGGAACGTCACTGCGGTGACAGCAGCCGTCGCTGTACCCGAACCGGATGCGATGGCGGCGATCACCGAACGGGCAGTCGCCGCAGCGGTCGCTGTACCCGATCCGGACACAGGTGCAGTCATCGTCGCAGCCGGCCAAGCACCAACACCAGCGATGCCCTCACAGGTCACTGCCGCGATAATCGGAGCGACAGGCTTCACGACCACAGCCGGGGTACCGCTGCTTGAAACGCTCGCCGCCAACGAGATCGACGGCTTCACAACAACACTCGCAGTGCCCACGCCAGACACAGGGGCCTCGATGAGTTGAGCGAACACAGCGAGAGCTTCACCCACACCCGACACAGCCGCCATGAAGACAGCCACACCAGACACAGTCACGCTTGCTGTGCCGTCGCCGACAATGTTCATCGGGTACACCGGAGTTGTCACCAACACTGCGGTCGCAGTACCTGCACCGGATGCGGCTGCGTCGATCGGGACAACGAACATCGGCGCTGGCGGAAACGCAACCATCTCACGAGCACTGCCGGGGAAGATCACTGTCCGTGTATCGGACGCCGGGAACGCAACCCTCCCGACATCCGGTCCCGGCCACCTCACCCTCAGGCCTGCGTGTAGCTGGGGTTCAGCTTGAACTCACCGGACGGGGTGACCGTCGCGTCGGGGTTGTCGATGATGTCCCGCAACGTCGAGCCGTTCCATCGGCACACGTGCGTGACGGTCGTCGACGAGGAGACAGCGAACGTCAGCTGCGAACCTGTGACAACACCACCTGATGCTGCACCCCATGTGGTGGACTGCCGCGCATACGAGCCGTTCGTCACCTCGTTCGCTGTTCCGCCCGCGCCAGGATCAGCTGTGTGCAGGCTGTACGACGTACCGAGTGATGCCCAGTAGTCAGCCAGAAGGTTCTTCGTTGCCGATACGGAAAGTGCCATGTCAGTTCCTCACTGTGATCATGTCGCGTCGGGCCTTACCCGCGAACAGTTGGTAGTCGTCGGTCGTACTTGTCGCGCTGTTCGGGTATCGGACCCACAGGACATACGCGGTGCCATTCGGGATCAGGTCTGCTTGCGTCGACTCGACACGGAACACGAGGGTGTCGCCATCGATAGACCCGGCCCACGTGGTGCCGTTCGCCCACTTCACTTCCGCGACAGTGGCCGGAGCTATCGGGCCTTCCTCACGAGGTATCTCAAGAATCCAATCCTGCCCAGTCCGAAGATTGATGTCTTCGTAGTACGGGGTCCAGCCGAGACCAGCCATCACTCTCCCTCGCTCTCAATAGGATCCGGCTCAGGTTCTGGTGGGATCACGATGTCGTAACCGCCCGCGGCGAGTAGCGCGAACCAGGCGGCCTCATCGATCGTCGCGTCGTGATGCAGCGACACCGAGCCAGGCAGCGGCACGTTCAGCATCGGTTCGTTGTCCATCCGCTTCGGTGAAATCACCACACGGGGGCCTGCTCCGCCGTACTCGGGTTCCATGTAAACCATCACGTGCAGGAAGCCACGTAGCGGCGGATCGAGCTGATAGTGATTAGCCGGTCCCGCATAGGTAATGTTGTCGCGGGCGATAAGAGTTGCTGTCGCCATAGCTCATTCCTCCAAGATGTATTCGATGATGGTCAACAGGCCGTCCGCGCCCGATCCCGCTGGAGTCCCGGGGGCGATGCCACGCCCACCACCGCCTGCTGGGAACCCTCCGCGTTGTCCGGATGGTCCACCGCCACCCGATTGGGATGTCTGCCAGAGGGGCGGATTCGACGTGCCGCCAGGAACGGAACCAGATGCGCCGCCGACAGTTCCGCCGCCGCCACCACCCGCCGAATAGTCAACAGGTCCTGAGTTCGCAGATCCCCCTGGTTGACCAGGTAGCCCGCCGTTCGCGCCGCGGTACATACCGATGCCGCCGACACCAGGCGCGGAAGTCGTTGCCCCTAGTGCGCCACTGACTCGGATGAAGTTCCCGAACCAGGTGTCGCCACCGTTGCCGCCGTTCCGGGTTGAGGAGTTTCCACCCAAACCGCCAACGCCAACCTCGTAGTCGACCTCGTCAGGGAGCTCCCATTCTCCGATGGGATTCTTCGTGTACGACGCAGCTCCACCCCCACCGCCGTACCCATTTCCGTTCCCCACCGGCCATGAACCACCACTACCAGCGCTGCGCGCAATGATGCGGTGTATCGCAAAGAGACGTGGAGGCTTCACCCAAACACCCGAGGTCGTGAGAACAAGCGCATTGACGATCATACTGCAACGGCCGTTCTCGTCTCCAGCACGAACAACTTCGGCTCGCCACCCTTACCTCCGTTCGAGGCACTGGTACTACCTCCGTACCCGCCGCCGCCACCGCCGCCAGGGAATCCGCCAGCTCCACCAGGTTCGCCCGTGTTTCGTGCACCACCACCTCCCGATCCACCAGCCGCAATGGCTGGGTGAGGTGAAATGCCGGGCTGCCCAGGCCCTCCGCCAGTGGTAGCAACACCACTGCCGCCCGTTCCGGCAGAAGAGAAGTTTGCGCATCCACCACCGGCGCCGCCGGGGCCACCACCGAGGAAGCTGTACGGCGAAATCGACGATTCACCGTTTGTGCCACCCGCACCAGATCGTGGGGTCTGTGCACCGAAACCGCCGTGCCCGCCAGGCACCATGCCGCTGCCGCCTTGGCCGCTGGTCGACGGCACCGTGTCACCGGTCGCCGCACCCCAACCTCCCTCGAACGTGACGAGAGGTGTAGCCAGATTCGAGCCGAAGATAATGTTTCCACCTGCGCCGCCTGGCGATCCAGAGCCGACGCCACCAGGACCGGCCGCGAATACCGATACGTAGATCCAGTCGTAGTCGTCGCCAGTCTTGGGAAGGAACTTGGCGTACAGGCGCGTGATTCCGTCGAGATTCTTCAGGCCGCCACCGCCACCACCGTCGCCACCACGCTGTGCGCCGCCAACAATGTTCCAGGAACCGGCTGCACCCCCACCGCCGCCCGCGATACCAATAAGCTCCGCGTAGATCAGATCACGTGGCGGCTTCCACCAACCTGACGCAGAGAATGTGACCGCCTCGCCCTGCAAAATCGACTGACGCACAGCCTCTTCCGTTGCAGTGAGACGGGCCTCGTGGTCGCCGATAATTGGAATCTGCGCAATGTAGTCGTTGTTCACAGTGCCTGTGATCGCACCAAACAGGCTTCCGAAGCCGCCGAGGAACTGATTGAACCAGTTGTTTTTGAACGTCCCCCAAATGTCTTGATCCCGAGGCTTACCGGGAGGCAACTTCTCCATCAGCAATCACCCCCACTCAGATCGACATCGACGCTCACGCCTCTGCACACGCACCAACACAACCGTCAACACCAACACCGAAACCGCACAACCCGCATACAAAACAATGCGAATCACATCCCGCCCCGGATACAACGAATTCGACATCGCCGACGCAGCCACCTGAATCAACACCAGACACGTCAACACCTTCTCGGGCAACAACACCCGACCAACCTCATTCGCCCACCACTTCGACCGAAACGCATAGATCAGAGTGAACGTGCACCACACCAACGTGAGGAACACCAACAGCCAGTTACCGACTTCTCTGAGCATCATCGCCCTTCCATACTCAGCCGGAACAACTCACCAAAGTGGTTGCGCACCATCTGATCCTGAACACGCTGCCCGCGACGCTCGTGGTCCGGGCGGGCACGACGAGACGCCGCCAACCGCTTATCCACTTCCTCGTCCAGCAACCGTGCCTCGGTGACCGTTTCGTTCTCGGCGCGTTGACGCCGACGCCACCTCACGGCGCCCCCTGGGCTGACTCTTTCCGCCACTCCTCCAGCAGCCGCGCCGACAACTCGGACGTGGCCGATAGCTTCGCGATGGTCTTGGCGTCCTCACCGTTCAGCGTCAACGCCTTGTCCAACGCTGAACGGAGGTACGTGTTCGCCTGCCGCTCAGCGTCCAGTTGCTCGCGATGCTGAGTGCCAGGGACGAGGACACCTCTCGCGATCATGAGGAAGACACCGACGACGAACCCGACGACGACACCACCCTCAATCGGGAGCGCGGAAAAGAACTCCCCCATCACCCTTGCTTGCGGTGTCGGCCGACGTACTCGTCGAGTTCCGAAGCCTGCTGCGGAGTGATCGCATTCGGCACCAACCACGCCGACACCGCAAACACACCCTGAATGCTGATCGCCAACACAACCTGCGCAGTACCCGAGATCGGCAACCCGACCAACAGCACCAACACATTCGCCAGCAAACCAACAACATTCGCGATCGTCTTGCGGTTCTGCTTCACGAACGGAATGTTCTGCACATACGACTTCGCGAAACCATCCAAACCAGAATCAGCAGTCATCACTTGCCCTCCAGTTTGTCGAGACGCTTCCCGATGTCGGCGATTGCGTCGACCATCGTCTTGCCGCCCAACTGGGGCCAGCCACCGAACTGCCCGCGATCGCGCTGCTTCATGCCACACAACTGCTCGCGGATGTCCTTCACATCGGACACAACCGCATCCATGTACGTCTTGAAAGCTGCAAAATCCATGTCACCCTCCTCGGGCGTCGTTGGGGTAGTCGGTGTTCCGTAAATGCCGAGATGGCCGGCGCGGAGCTTCGCAGCGAACGCCTCATTCCGTGAGTCACCCTCACGGAACGCCATCTGGTAGTGCATCTCGTCGGCGCGGCCCCAGTCGGCACCCCAGAAGACGGTGCCCTCGAACAGTCGAAGTCCCTCGCGGATCTTCGCGATCCGAGCAGCAGGCATCACACGCTGACCCCACGGATACTTCGGGGCATTCACATCGACTGCGGTTCCGGACAGGTGGTTCGAGTTCGCAACGTCGTTGGTGTTCGACCAACCCCACACTGGGGATCCGATCTCTTCGACGTTGCGGTCGTACCAGAACAGCCATGCGCCGAGGATCGTCAGCGTCGCGCCCTTGCGGAGCGGTGCCGTGTCGACGAGGAACAGGTCTTTGATGCGGGGGATGTCGCACTCGTCGCGGTTGCACATGCGCCAACCGTTCTCGGAGTGGGTGTTCCCGTACGCGGTACGGAATGTCATGTGTTTCTCCTAGGTTGAGTTGGCGATAGCGCGGAAGATGCCCGCGAACTTTTGGATCCGGGAGTACACCTGCTCCCACGCGTCCTTCACAGGCAGCGCGTCACCGAGAGTGATCTCATGAACCATGTGCCCATCGAGGTTGTCGACGATCTTCACCGACGACACGTACTGCTCCACCGTCACGCCATCGTCGTAGAACGTCATGATGTCGCCGACCTTGAAGCGGCGAGGGAATGAAACCTCAACACCATCAATGACTTCGACATCCGCCCCGAAAGTCAGGCCGCGGTTATCGGCCCCACCAGAGACCACCTTGAACTTGATGTACTCGGAACCACCGCCAGCCTTGAGAGCTGCGAGCCCGTTCGCCCAACCGTCGAGGGAATATGCGGCTGTGTTGTCGCCGAACCCCTCCCCACGACCGTGTTCCCCCAACTCGTCCTCAAGCTCTGGATCCCAGAACTGCTGGAACGCGAAGAACACGTTGTCGAACAGGTCGCCGATGATGTTGCCCAAACCGAGACCTGGAAGGATGGCGTTCAAGATCAACTGCAACGCGAAGTTCGCGCCCCACTCGATCACCTGATTCAAAATCTCGGGAGCCTTGCCGCCGATCACCACTCTGGTCAGAGTGGCAGTTTCTTCACCAGACTCGATCCACACGATCTGTCCGCTGTCGCTGCGCCACTGCAACTCCCGCCGATCCCGTTTGGCGTGCGTGTTGAACACGTAACCAGCGCGCTGCATCTTCCCCCACTCGGAGGGATTGGTCAGCCCGAGGACATTGCCGGGGTTGGTGAAGTTCAGAAAGTTGTCGGACGTGTAATCGAACACCGACTGCAACATCGAGAGGGTGTGCGTGTTGAAGACGTGCGGTGACGGCTTCCCATCAGCCGGCGTCCACAAGTCGATGGACATCCCGATCTCATGGGTTTCGACTGTCTGCTTGAACAATTCGTCGAGCTGCGGGAACCGAGCCGACAGAACGATCATCTCGTCCGGCGACTCATGCACGATGTTCAGCAGGTCATCGAGAGTGTCGATGTCGTCGAGGTCCGGCAATTCCGGCGAGGTCTTGCGGATCGGAAGTGCCCCATACACCGGCGCCCGCAACCGCGTGAACACCTTCGCGACATACTTCTTGAACACCTGATCGGGCGGCCCCCAGTCGATGTCCTGCTTACCGGTGATGTTGAACTGAATCTCAGGCGGCAGGGTGTTGTTCACCCATGCGAGGCCTCGCATCAGCCACATCATGTTCGAGATGCATGTCAGTTGAACGGTCATCCGGCCAGGTGGGCCAACGGCTTTCGCGCCGAACACTCTGCCCGTCCACGGGATTCCGTTGACCTCGGTTCGGATGTGGATGACGCGGCGCTTGCACCGTCGCAAATAGGCTGCGGCCGGGTGGTCCGACATGATGTTGATCGTCGCGAACGTCGGAAGAAACCAGTGAAACTCGAAGGTCGTTCCCGGCATGTACGAGCCGAGAGGCCGCCAGGACAACGCATCCGGAGACCCGAACTCGATGTCAAAGCCCACCTGATCGGTCGTGTTGGGTCGTGCATATCCGGGCATGAACACCGACATTTAGATGCCCTCCCAGAATAGTTGCGGCACTGTCACCTCCACGGAAGTCGCCGCGGTAGTGCCAGTGCCTTGGATGGTGATCGGAACGGTTCGCACGCCAGTCGGACCCGCGGCGGGGATCTTCTTGTACCAACGGCGCCCAATCCACGATCGGTCCGTGCCCGCTGCATCGCGGATGTCGAACCAATCCGGATCTGTTTCGATGGTCCATTTGTCGCCAGCCGCGATGGTCGGCAGCGGGACAAGTTCGCCTTGCCACCCGATCTTCGGCAGCGTGATCGGTCCGGTGATGACAATGTGCGGCCACACCGCCTCATCCGACTCGGTGTCGATTGCCGCAGTGGAGAATTGTGCGGGAATGAACTTCTTCACCACCGGGTCTCTCCGCCACCACGTTTCGTCAGACCTCAAGGAGACCGGATCTTCGAGCATCAACCCGATGTCCTTGAGCATCGTCAGATTCAACGGGCCGAGTTTGCTCGCCAACCGGACAGCTTGAAACTTGTCTCTGCCAGCGTCGGTGATGCAGTGGAATGTTCCGATTTCCTTGCCGCGGCCGAGGGAGTGGCGCCACAGTTTCGCCAGCGCCACCCCATCTGCTTTCGGCACCGGGCCGATCTTCGCGACGAGACCGATGAAGTTCGGTTGATCGTTTCGGGCAACCCAATGCACGCCCGCCTGCCCGACGTTCTGCTGATCGTCGTGCGTGAACTCCGCGCCTTCAATACCTGTCGGGTCCGTCCGAAGAGAAACGGGACAGGCCGGGTCATTGAAGTCCCAGACTGTCCCGTCCCAGCATTCGAAGACATAGCGTCGGCTCATACTCTGCCCTTCATGATCGCGATGTTCGCCATGCCTGTACCCTGATCGACGTTCACGGTCGCCGTGATGGGTTCCTTGTTCTTGACGGCTTCCAAGATGCCTTCGAGCAGAGGAGCGATCTCATCCGTGAACTGCCCGAACCCCTTCTCCAACTGGGAAGAAGAGTTCGCGCCAGTGTCGAATTGTCCAGTGAACTTCCCGTCCGCATCGAACCCCGACGCGAGCGCGAATGCCGCACCCACACCGAACGCCGCAGCGTTATACGCAGCAGCACGACGACCATTCGCCGTCGTCGGCACCTTCAACCCCGGCTTCTCCCCCACATAGCCACCGAAGCCTGTGAGTCCACCGTCAGCCATCGGCACCAACTCGTACCCGAACCGGCGTGCAGTCTCCCTGGTGATCGCGACTGAACGGTTCCGCTTCGAGGGGGCGTGCGGAATGTAGGACTCTCCGCCTGTTCCCTTCTCCGCGAACCGAATCAAATCCGCACCATCGCTGTAGAGACCAGCTTGGTCGGGGAGGTTCATGCCGCCGTTCTCGAACACCTTGAACCCGCCAGACCAGATCAGGTTCGGATCCTTCCCAGCAGCATCCGAGGTACCACCAGCCGGCGCCGCAGCCGGAGCCGACTCAGGCGCCGAATACGACGATGACGATGTTCCGGGCCAGTTGGTGACAAACACTCGCTGCCCATCAGTCGCCAACGCAGCACCCGAATCCGTCGTCCCAACAGTCATCTGACCGTTACCGCGAGCATTCGACGCCGCGATAATCTCGTCCGCCTCAGCAGCCTTCACCGCATAATTCGAACCATCCGCAGTGCCCGACTGCTGCACCTTCTGCGCCGCCTCAGCCTCCGACATGCTGTTGTAGTCGAAGTCGTCGAGCTTGTCGTAAAACATTCCCGCAGCACGAGTCGGATCCTTCCGGTCCTCCAACGTGCCCCAACCACCGTTATCGCGCTGCTGCATGATGCCCGCGTTATCGCCATCCATGCCGTGGTCGAGGTTCTGCAAATCGGTTTCAGCGAGGGCGGTCATGACCGCGGCCTTGATGCCCTTATCGCTGATGCCGCGACGCTTACCTTCCGCGATCACCTGATCAGCGATCTTCTCCCGCTCCGTCCGCGTATCCGGTGCAGCAGGAGCCGCATCCTTACCAGCACCTGACGGGGCACCCAACGGTTCCTTCGACGCCGCATGCACATGGTTCTCGTGCTGCTGCATCGTCGCCGCACCATAGAACGACGGATCAACGATCTTCCCGTCCTTGATGTTCCGAGTGAACCGCGGATCCGAGTAGATCAACTCCGCCAGCTGCGACTGGTAGTTGTCGGCGAGGTAGTTCGCCCACGCCAACTGCTCATCGGTGTTGCCTGAGCCGTTGGAGTAGTCGACTGCCTTCCCTTGCCCGTGGTAGTCGTTGGTGTCCCGGTAGGACGAGGTGAGTTGGAGTCCTGGTGCGTGTTGGGATGCGATGCCGGTGAACGACTCGACGACACCACCGTCAGCCATCTTGATGGCGTCAGGTTTGATGAGTCCGAATCCGAAGCGGCGAGCCACATCCTGCAAGATCGCCTCCGAACGTTTCCGCTTCGACGGCGCCCCCGGAATATAGGCTTCCCACTGCGTTTCACCTTCCGCGTACTGCACCGGCCCAAGCGGGGACTTCGTGTAGATGCCCTGCCCGGAACCCTGCTGGATGTGTGCGGTGTCGATCATCCCGTCCGCACGCGAACGCACACCACCATCAGCGAAATCACCGCCACCGCCCCGACTACTGCGTGGATCCGTGTCGTTGAAATAGATTGGGGTTGGACCATATTGCCCTGATTTCGCGAGATCTTGCTGGGCCTGCGCCGTCCGAACCGTATCCACTGTGACCGTCAGTCGTCGTTCCTGACTGATGAAACTGTGAATGATCGACGCAGCCTCATCGGTCGTCGCCGTGACACGGATCCCGTTCGGAGTTGTCTCGACCTTCATCCCGAGATCCTGCAAACGCTGAACGGTCTCAGGACTGTTGTCGGAGATGACGATCGTTTTGTTGTCCGGAACGTCCTCCACGACTGTTGTTCCCAACGCCTGCATCAGGCGAGCGGACTCCTCCGCTTCGACACCGGCGTCTCGGACGCTGTTCCGCATGCCGTCGATGACGGGACGAGCCCCGTCAATGGTGTCGGCCATCGACCGTGCCTTGTCGCCAGCGTTAGATGCCGTTTCGGCAAATCCGCGCATGTCCGACGCCAGGTTCCGAAGGCTGTCAGCCTTGTCGCCCATACCCGGAATGATGTCTGCGAATCGAGCAGCGTTCTCGATGCCCATCGCCATCGTGCCGACAACGGCAGCCATCGCCCCACCAACACCGTCCGCGAACATCGCGTACGCACGCAACGCGCCAGACGTGAACGCCAGTGTGGCGTCCAATGTCGCGAACCCGGCATCAGCGAGTCCAGTGAAGAACGCGATGATCTCGGGCTTGTGCTCAGTCACCCATGTGGCAAGGTCGGTCAGCGCTGGGCCGAAGGCACCGGCCAACGCGAGTTTGATATCGGCAGAGGATGTTTCAATAGAACGTTTCGCTGAATCGAATGCGGCAGCCGTGTTCGACGACATCGTGTCGCCAGCGCTGCGGGCAGCGCCATCGACCTGCCCGAACTGCTTCACGGCAGTGTCGAGATCCATGAAGTCGACTGCGCTCTGGATATCTTCGAACTTGGTTCCGAATAGTGCCAGACTTGCGTTGTACTTGTCCTGTGGATCTTTGATCTCGTGCAAGTTGTTGAGCATCTTCGCGAACATGTCGCGGGTAGCCCCATCACCCTTGACCATGGCCGCTTGAAAGTCCTCTGCGGACACGCCGAGTTTGTCGAAACCGTCCGCAGCAGCGGCCGTTCCATCGCTCGCCCGAAGTTTCATCTCCTTCAGTGCGTCAATTGCAACGTCGGTGTCTCGCGTGCCGTTGTTGACGGCCTGCGAGACCAACCCCCATCCCTCTGCGCCGGACAATCCGAGAGACTTCAACTGGATGGAGTACTCATCGAACGAGTCAAGTAGGTCACCGGACACATTCAGGTTGTTGCGCTGCGCGGCATAGAGCAAGTCGAGCGCTTCAGTGCCGTCCTTCGCAATTCCCGTTTTGATCGACTGCCCAGCGGATCTAGCGACCGCAGGAATTTCCTCATCCAGGAACGCAGCAACGATGCTCAGTTGCTCAATCGTGCCCTGCATGGTTTTGGTGTCTTCTTCGCCAGTGAGAAGCTTCGACTGCATGGCAGCAGCGAGACCATCCATATTCGCAGCGACAGATTCACCCCACCCATTTGAGTACGCGGCGCCAGAAGCGATACCCATCCGGCGGGCGGTTTCCTCATTGATGCCAAGCTTCGCCTGAATGAAGTCCTGCTTGGCTTCCTGCTCCATCCCATCCGAGATAGCATTCGCGAGGATGGCGCCAGCGGCCAGGCCGATCGCTGCAACACCAGCCAAGGCCACTCCGATTGGCCCCGCCTTGCTGCCCAGCGATCCGACGCGGCCTGCGAAACCTGCGAGGAAGTTTCCTCCACCGGATTCACCGGATCGTCCCGCAAGGTCACCAATCCCACCTAGCGCGCCGGAGAGGCGTTCCTGCAAGCCCTCACCGATGTTGCTGGTGGACTCACTGACCTGATCAGCGCTACGCCGAACACGCTCCAACTCGCCCTGCGCTGCACGCAAATCCCGTTCAAGAGCGTTCCGGACCTCAATGTCATTGACACTCGAAGCGGCCTGCTGCGCATTGCGCCGCAACTCCTCGATCTGATTCGCAGACTGCCGAGCATCACGCAACAGTTGCGCATTCAGTTCGATCTCCCGCGTCGACTGACCCGCACGATTCGCGTTGGACTGGAGTTCCTGAATCCGATCAGCAGCCTGCTGAGCTGCACGATCCAAGTTCCGATTCAACTCCACCTGACCGAGATGCCGGCCAGCGTCCTGCGCGCCCTGGCCTAGACGATCGAGGCCTCGTGCAGATCCCTGCAACGACTGATCGATACGGTTCGCGGCCTGCGAGGTGGTGCGCTGCAACGCCTGAATCTGCTGATTCGCTGACTGAGTTCCCTGAATAAATCGGGAGTCGTCAACGGTGAGTCGGGCGACCAATTCTCCTACGTCGAGAGCGATGGCTCTGCCCTCCTCAGGTCAGGACTTCGATTTGTGGAATTGCGCGTTCTTTTCGAGGAAGTCGGTGATCTTGTCCAGATCCACCAAGGTCCCGAGTTGCTGTAACTTCCAATGGATTTCGCCGAGTTCAGGTGACACCCAATGGACCATTGCCGTTCGTCCCGCGTGCAGGATCATCGGCCACGGAACATGGTCGGCGACCATCTCAGGGAACGCCGGCCCGAGGGCTTTGATGTTGTCTTCCATCTGCTCCAACGGGGGTATCTCCGCAGAGAACACTTTCGTTCGGAGCGCGTCGACGTAATCCCAATCTGGTGCCGGGATTGTGTAGGTGCGGCCATGGATGGGGAGGTGCAGGTCCGGGTCGAATCCGGACTTGTCGAGGTCGATGTAGGCCATTACGCTGCTACTTTCGGGTGTAGGGCGTCCCAGAGGTTGGTGCCGGGGGTGGATGCGTAGTGGTTGATGCGCAGTTTCAGCCACCGCCACGTGCGGGTATCGAGGCAATCCTCGATGTCGATGCCGCTTTCCTGAAGGTCCATTTCGATGTCAGCCCAGTAGGCGAGGACTTCCACCCAGGATCGTTCGGTGACTGCATCTTCTGCGACCTGTCCGGACTTGGGCTGGTACCACTCACGGACACCTGTCGCCGGATCGTATGGTCCGCCGCCGTCGTCGTCGGCGCCGTAAGTGCCTGGCGCACAGGTCAACGCGTCTGAGCATTCGCCTGCGCAGATGCAGACTACTTGCGGAACAGTTTTCGTATCCTCTCCCCCATCGCCTTCTGATTCTGGGATGGGGGTAGTGGATTTCCCGGCGTGACGCCACCGCCTTCACCGAATGCTCGACCAACTGCTTTGTCGTAACCGAAGTACACCATTGCGGTGCGGCCGGCCAGGATTCGTTTCGGCTCGCTGATTCCTGCGTCGACCATTTGTTGCCAGGTGTCGCCGAGGATGAAGCGGACTTCTTCGAGCTCCTGTGCATCGGTTAGGACTGGTTTCTCGGTCATCATCAGTGAGACGTGAAGCCCTTGTCTGGCACTGCATGAGACCCGGAACTCTTGGCCTTCGATGTTGAGGGTGAGTTCCGGGTCCATGAGTTCTGCGAGGTCACGCATTGAGTAACCTTTCACAAATTAGTTACCAGCTCAGGACTGCGAAGTTGTCTATGGTCGGCAGCGTTGCTCCGTTCGACACGACACGAACTCCAGCGCCCGTCGCTGTAGCCAACGCCGGCTCCACATGCACTGTCGGAGTAATTGCCACCACGCCATCGACGTAGGCAGTGAAGGTGTCGTCGATCGCCTCGAGCATCAGGGTTGCCCCGTCGGTCCACTTTCCATCCACTCCGATGATGCTCGACGTGGCCCCGGCGACAATCTTGTAGATCAAGATGTGCCCGAGGTTGTTGACGCGACATCCGATCAGGTTGCTGTCGTCGACACGGCGCACGACAAGCCCCACAGCCGTGGACGTTCCTTGGGTGATCGCGGCCGACACTCGCATGTTCGGCGTCAGCGGTCGGGACAGGCGAAGCACGGCCTGGTCGGTGGCCGAAGCGTTACGTGACAGCTTCCCTCCGATCACCTGAAAGGATGGGCTCGGCGCCCACAGTGGGCCGATGTTGGTGACCACATCAGCGCGGGCGAAGTCGTCGATAATCTTGACGATGGCGCCGGCGGTAACCTTCGGCACATAGCCAGGATCGACCAAGTCGGTTCGGAGGAGTTGCCAGCCCTGATCTCCGATTCGGTACCCCGACGATGCCGCGTTCTTGCCCGTGCTCTTGAGCCGAATCCACAGCGGGCCGTCGAACTCCGGCCCGAGAGTAAAGCTCACCGACAGCGAGTTGTTGAGCTGACGCGTGGCCGAATATAGATCGAACGTCGCGGACTTGATCGCCGAGTCGTTGACCACACCCGGAATGATGTCGACCGTCATCTGCCCCATGTCCGGACCGGTCTCCGTCAGGATCCGCAAGGAGTACATGCCGCCGGACACTCGCCGCTGAAAGCCGATCCAGTCGTCCATCTTGCCGAGTACGTTCTGGCGCACGCCGCCGCCCAGTGCGGCAGAGTCCGGGAGCACGCCCCATTGGCCCTTGCAGGCCGTACCCGTAGGACTGAGAAATGCAGTGTCCTGGAAGACCATTGCCGGAACCGAACTGGCGGGCTGCTGACCGTCCGTGGGGGCGACTGCTCGCTTCCAGGTGCCCGACAGCCTTTGAGTCAATCCCGGATACAGCCGGGAGGCCATCACCCAGAACGTGCCCGTCGTCGCGGTGTTGCGGTTCTGGTTGCCGGAGTGGAACTCGTACAGCTCACCACCGGGGCCATCGCACACAACGGGGTCTACGGCCTGGTCGACCTCGCACTCGTGGGCGCGACGGATGAACGGGCGACCGTTGTCAACGATCTCCCATGTGTCAGCGGTGATTGAGCCCTTGTTCACGGCTCGGTAGATGTCATTGGGTAGTGAGACGAGCGGTGAGGCCGCACCGTGGAAGACCGTGACCCACCTGTCTTCTTCTCGGTACACGCTCATGCCCGACACCTGCCCTACCCCGCGAGGGCGGAGTGACGTGAGAAGTACGGGGCCGGTGAAAGGGCCGATTGGAGACGGGGCAGTCATCACATAGGTCTGCCACGTCATCCCGGTGACGCCGCCGAGCGTTCCAATCCAGCGCGCCTCAGCGAACATGACATACGTCGAACCATTCTTGACGACGTATGTGTTCCCCGATGTCTTCGAGGCAAGGTTCCCGATCGGAGGCGACACAGGCTCGGCCTGCTTAGTGAGCAACTTCCAGTCGCCTGTGGAACCCGTTGCTACACAGAAGTTCTCGTTCGTGACGTCGACATAGTAGAGGTAGAGATTGTCGCCCTCGACGAACAGGGAATGATGCGATCCTCCCGACAGCACAGCCGTGGGGGCGGACCAGTTCGCCGCCACCCGGGGATCGTCGGTCTCGGCGCATTCGCGGTACTGGACTCCCTGTCCGGGCAGTCCATAGTACATGCGGTACTTGCCGCCCCAGCGAACGACGGAGGGTTCCTGGCCGCTGAAAAGCTGATAGCGCGAGGACGGTGACGATCCGGCCGTTGCCAGCGACAGCTTGGACGAGAACTGGGTTCGATTCGCCGGAGTGTCGGACGCTACGTAGGTGTCGGCGATGGTGTCCTCAGACAGTCGCCCGTCTATCTCCCCATGCGCGTCTGCGACGCCCTGGGTGATGTCATCCATCAACTGCTTCGTCAGGCGGGTAGCCCCACTCACAATGTTCGGTCGAATAAAGTTCATGGAACTACCCGCCTTCCTGCGGTCAAACGATTACCAATAAAGTTCATGGAACTACCCGCCTTCCTGCGGTCAAACGATTACCAGGGTCGGCCCGATCACCGAGGTTGGCGCACCGATGATCGAGCCACTTAAGGGTTTACGGCGATGGTGAGGGTGCCGCCGTTGAGGCCGGTGCCGTCGCCGGTCACGGTGCCGCCGGGGACGGTGATGACGTACTCGCCAGCCGAGCCGGTGACCGTGAAGTCTGCGGCCTTGTAGCCGTCATCCAAGGCGACGAGAGCGGACTTCACCGCGGACGCAGCGGCGTTGAACGCGATGTTGCTGGTGGTCTGGCCGTTCCAGGTCAGCGTGGCGTTGCCGGCGGTAGCGCCACCGAACGACACGTTGAACACCTGCGCACCCGAAGGCACCAGCGGCTTCGTGATCTCTTCCGGCTTACCGCCGAACCCGAGGGTGAAACTGAACTCCTGCAACGCGTTCGGATCCGATGCCGGCGAGTCAGTCCACTTCACCGGGTGCGTGCCCTGGTACGCGTCGGGCAGGTCATCGCGACGGTAGATGCGGGCCTTCACCTTGTTCGCGAGTCCGGTCTTGCGGCCGAGCTGACGCAGGTAGTTCTGGCCCGGATCGTCAACAAAGCCGGCAGTGTTTTCGCCCTTGCGCTTGCCGCCGCCCTCGATGCGGTACGACAGCCCGGTCGCGATCTCTCGGGCGTAGCCCTCGTCGTCGATCGTCGACTCGTCCTGCAAGGCACCTTCGAAGATGGGGCTGACGGACGTGAGGCCGCGGACTCGGGTCCAGTCGGAGCCGATGAGGACTTCGAGGATCCAGTCGCGTGCGAGTGTGGACGAAAGTGACTGTGTGGGTGCGGTCATGGTGTTGCTCCTGGGTTTGTGGTGATGGTGTACGAATCGGGGCGGGTGTAGCGGTTGCTGGCTTCCAATCCGGCGGGGCCGCGGATGTGGCGGCGGCAGGACAAAATGTTGACGCCCGCCCACACGGTGTTGCTGCGTTCGTGGAGGGTGTCGTCGATGGCGCGGAACACTGTGTCGGCCATGCGTTCAACTGCCCTCACGTCGAGGCCAGCAGCCCGGAAACGTATTTGGACGTAGTAGTCGGGGGTTGCGTCGTCCTTCGATCGGTCGTCGTTGTAGACGTTGATGAAGATCGCGTTGTCGGGTTTGTCTCGGAGTTGCCCGAAGAACACCACCGGCAGTGCGCCAGCGGGGTAGGTGGTGAGGTTCGGATCCCAGCGTGCAAGTCCGAGGTTGGTGAGGTGTTGGGCGAGGGCTTCGAGGAGTTCGACGGTGTCCGGAGCCCGAACGAGTGTCATCCGAGTTGCCTCCGTATCGATTCCGCGAGGATCTGCCCGACAACTTCCCTCGTTGCGATGACAGCGTTTTCGAGGTACTTCGCCTCACCATCCTGATGGTGGTAACCGAGTTCCTCGTGCTGCTTTACGGCGTACGGTCCGTCGAAGCCGACAGCAGCTTCCAACCCCTCAGCCGCAGTCGCCGCAGTGTTCCGCAGATACCCGGTCTCTTTCGGTGCCCGTTCGATCGCTTCCTGCTTGATGACTTCAGCGGCAGCGTGCAAGCCGTCGGTGATGGCGGAGCGGACTGGCTCGATCGGGAAGTTCAGGGCAGTACTCACGGCACCTCCGAGAAGTAGACTTGAGGAATGGATCAGCCAAGAAACGCATTCACGTTGCCTGAAAATTGGCGTGAATCCGAAGCACTGCGCATATGCGAATTCCGTTGCGCAGAAGGAATGGAACGCGCCAAGACTGGGGTGTGGTGCCCAAACTGCGCACCAGTTGTGGCATCCCTAAACGCTTCTAGGTGAGGTCGATGCTGTAGAAGTTGGGGGTCAAACCGTTGCCGTCGTCATGGCGTTGCTCCGCCAACACCACAGCCGTGCGTCCACCAAACTCGGGCGGAAAAGTCACCAGCGAGCCGACAGGAATCAGTGCAGTGTTGACATGCATACTCACGCGGGCCTCCGAGATGACCTCAGAACCATCAGCAGCGCGCACCAACTTGCGTTTCGTGGTGATCTTCCCGAGCACAGTCACCGCCGGATCGAACGCCGGCTCGTACGGGCCTTCGCCAGCATGCCGCTGCACCGAAACCGGCCACACGAACCACGCCGCTGCGATCGCATCAGCCGCATTCACGACGACCTCACCAACGAACTGGCGAGACCCGCATTCCGCAAGATCGACAACGACAGTTCGCATAGTCCGTCCAACGCTTCGGCGCGGGCAGCGTCCACCGTCGCAGCAGTCGTCGACAACGACGAACCATCAATCGACGACGACGTGACCTGCACATCGAAACCGCCGGCACCAGCAGCCGGATCCACCTTCAAAGCCGACCACCGTTCAGCCTGCGCGCACGTCGCATCACGCAACGCTTCCCGAATGTCGTCATCGACAGGGAGACCGCTCGGCTGGGTGTCGTAGATGTCGCAGCGACACGCGTTCGCAACCCTCGATGATGCGTGGCGCAGGAGTGAGGTTGCGTTGTCGGGTGCGGGCTCACCGAGCCACGCGGCCAGGTTGTCAGCATCGGCAAAGACGAGCACGAAAACTCCTCGGGGTGTTGATGGTTGGTGCGCAGATCGCGCTGCTGCAAGGGGGAAAGGAACCCGGCGGTGAACCCCTCAAGCGGTCTTAACGTGGGTCTATGAGCCGTTGCCGGGCACGTAGAAACGCACCAACCACCAAGCGTTGGTCCCACCTGCCCCGAGCCGCACAGGGAGGCGACTCGGGGGGTGGGCATCAGGTGTTACGCCTGAGTGACCGCGAACGATCCGCCAGTGAGGCCCGAACCCGAGCCAGTCAGCGAACCGGGAACCGTCACCGTGTACGGGCCACCAGCAGAGCCGGTGACCGTGACATCAGCAGCAGCGATCCCGTCGTCGAGAGCGACGATCGCGGTCTTCACAGCCGCCGCGGTCGCGTTGTACGCGATTCCGGCGGTCGTGCGTCCACCGACAGTCAGGGTGAACGTGCCGGCGGTAGCAGCACCGAGGGTGACGGTGTAGCTGATGTCACCGAGAGTGAGCTTCACTGCACGCTTCAGGCTGAACGTGGAGTTCGGGTCCGCGTAGTCGTCGGGGTCAGTGACAACGTTGATGCCGAAGAACGTGTCGAACACGCTGCGGTTCACCATGTGCGTGGAGTCGTAGTCACGAACCCAACGCAACGCGATGCCGGCGTACGAACCGGATGCCGTGTCGACGCCACCCAGAGGGGAAGCGGGAACGCGGTATACAGCCTGGAAGGCGCTGCGGTGGAACGCGAACGCTTCCTGCGGGTGGATGCTGTTCGACACGACGATCTGGAACCCTGCGACAGAACCGATGGTGGCATTGCGGAGTGCGTTCGCGTCGCCAGCCTGATCTGCCTTGCGGAACTGATCCGACAGGAGGATGGACGCTTCCACGGCAGTGCCGACGAGGAACACTCGATCGGTCTGAGGAACGTGGTAGTCGTTCAGTTCCTTGCGGGCCTTGACTGCGGCGGCGTAGAAGTCGCTGCCGATGGCGATCAGCGAGTTCAGCGGGTACGACGCCGACGTGATCTTCGATGCGATCTTGTCTTCGAGGCGCTCTGCGACAGAACGGGTCTGCGGCAGGACAACCTGCTCGGTGAACTGGTCGATGTCGAGGGTCAGCTCTTCGTCGGTCAGTTCGATCGCGTTGTACGGGTGCTGATCGAGCTTCACGTCGACCTTGAATTCGTTCAGGTCGGAGATCTCGATCGCGGCGGTCTTGTCTCGCCACGGCTTGTCCTTTGCGACCGTGCGGCCGGCGACACGGATGCTGACGGTGTCGTTCTTCGGGGACCGGCTGGAGAAGTGCTGCGATGCATCGGAGGCGACGATGCTCGGAAGAACTACGTCGCGTTCGAGGACGCCGAGACCGGCAGAGAGGATCTGCTCGGCCTTGAGGATGGTGTTTGCCATGAGGTGTGCTCCTGGTTAGTAGATTCGGATGCCCGGTTTGCGGCTCGCGGCGCGTTCGGCGAGTTTCTTCGGGTCCATCTCGTCGGTTTTGGTGGTTCCGCCTGTTGCCTGCCGACCGGATCGTCCGGCGGGTGCGGCGGCTTTGATGCGTTCGGAGAGTGCCTTGGCGCGGGCATCGAACTTGTCTGCGGGGACGCCGTCGAGGAGTTCGAGGTCCTCGTCGGTGAGGCTGTACTTGCGTGCGGCGTCGGATCGGACGCTGCGCGCTTCGGCGTCGGCGAGGCGTTGGGCGAGTTCGTCGCGTTCGGTGTTCGCTTTCTCCACTTCGGTCATCTGCGACTTCTTCAAGTCGGCGAGTTCCTTGGCGGCGGCGGCGTTTTCCTTGGCCCGTGTTTCGTGCTTGCGGGCGTGTGCGAGGGTTTTCTCGTATTCCGCTTTCCAGTCCTTGTCCTGCGATTCGTCAGGCTTCTTGTCGCCTTCGCCGGCGTCCTTGCCGGTGTCGGCAGCGTCGTCGTTGGCGTTGGTGCCGCCTTCTCCCCCGCCGTCGTGGCCTTCGTCGTCGCGCCGAGGGTGCTGGCGGGAAGGCCAGCGTGATGCTCGGGCGAACATGTCGAACGGTTCGGGTGCGATGACGGATCGTTTGACGCGCATTGTTCTCTCCTTGTGCCATGCGGCATTGGCCCCGGGATGCCGTGCGGCTGGGGGCTGTTGGTTACTGCGATTCCGCCATGCGGCGGGAAACTCTGGGGGCTAAGCGATCAGCGTGTATTGGGAAAACCCGATAGATCAGGGATTAAGCAATGACAGCTTCGAGAGCGTTCAAGCTCTCCAAGAACGACTCATCAGACAGAAGATTGCGTCGCACAAGTTCGACGTGGGGGATGCACGAGACGCGAACCTCATCGCAGAACGGGCGATGGAAGGCCCCGACCTCGACTCGTTCGACGTTCCACTCGACCTCTTCGGTTGAGAGGACAGACAGCGACAAGTGCCCACCTTTGCGTAACACCGCAGCCAGTGGATGTTCCGCAGGTATCGAGAACCCCTTGTCGAACACTGCAATGCAGTGACCGAGATGCTTCCGATTCCAGTCCCACACTCGGATCACGACAGGTTCGTTCGACATTGAGAAATTCCTTTCAGGGGAACGCGTTAGTTGATGACTTATGAGCCGGTAGGCATAGAACTCAGCGTGCGCCGAGGCGTTCGCGGTTGGGTCGGCGTTTCAGGTCGTGTTGCGCGGTGTGGGCTGCGATCGCGGCTCTCTGTGCCTTCAACCGGGCCGCGAGTTCCCGCTTCCTCGTGGGGGTGACGGCGACGGCTTGCTGCTTACGGGTGTCGCGGATAGCGCGTTCCATCGCCCGCTGCTTCTGCGACGCCGCATACCCTTCCGGATCCGGCTTCGTCTCGAACGTCCTCGACCCACCAGGAATGAAAGCCGATATCGCGTGAGCGCACCGAGGGTGTTGGAAGCCTTTCGAGCGGGCTTCTCGCAGTGTGGCTTTGATCTTCACCTTCACCGCACGCCCGCCGGTCGCGTTCGGGCGGATCACAGTCCCGCTTTCGCCGTCGAGCGAGAGGACTTGCCCTTCGTAGGGTTGGCATTGCGGTGCCGGATTGCTGTGCGAGGACACGACGATCAGGTTTTGGCCGCGCTCCAACATCCGATCCGTATGCCCATCAATCAACTCCTGGTTGACGATGGTCCGCGACTTCATCTCGATATACGAGGCGAGGGACCAGTTGCGGCCGGCAGCATCCCGGAACCCCGTCACGCCACGCTTCGTGAGGATGTCCAGGGCCTGTTGTGCCGCATCCAGGCGTGTCCCCGGACGGACGCCCGATGACCTCGCGATGATCTGCGTTGTCACCTGCGAATGCAACTCCCCCGCAGCACCCGGAATCCGAGCAGTAACCTGCGACAAAACCTGCTGCCCCGCATAGATCGCGGCCCGAGTCTTCCGATCCCGAGCAGGCGTCACAGGCGGAACCGGAGGCACCTTCGGTAACGCCTTCAAGTCCTCGTCCGCAGCCTCCCGACCCCGCTCCGCAGCACCAGCAACCGCACCCTCAACCAACGCCGGCATCTGCGATTGCAACTGCAACGCCAACAACTGCGCCTGCTGCCGAAACCGCAACATCTCCGCCGGCTGCCGAGCTTCCCACTCTGGTGTGTCGATGCCCGCCACGATCGCCTGTGCGAGCATCGACATCAGAGCCAACTCGGCTTCGGTGTAGAGGTTGATCAACTCATCGGGGAGGCCTGCTGCTTCGGACGGGTCGAGCGCCATCGCCTACTCCTCAGCGGGTTTGACCTCATCGACAGGAGGCACAGGAGGCACAGGCGGTTCAGGCGGGATGTTCGGGTCAGGATTCTGATCCGGGCCGAACGCCTCGAACGGGGAAGCAACCTGATTGGCTTTATCGATCAACGCGACCTCTTCGTCAATCCGGTCCTCGTCCCAATCTTCATGCAGGTAAGCGACCTTCGTCTTCGTAGACGCAGCACGGCCGACCTCCCACGACTGGATAACGCGGCCCTTCGCCTCATCCGACTCACGGGCGAACTGCGGCCAATCGATCGACAACTCCTCGGAAGGCGCAACACCCTTACCGGAGAATTTGGCTGCATCGATCTGCATGCAAATCGTCGCCAACGGACCGAGAGCAGCACCCCAATAACGGGCCTTGCCCTTCGTGGTCTTGACTGTCAGCTCTTTCTTGCCCGTCGCTTCCGTCGCGGTCTGGGCGACCTCGTCGGACATGCCGAACGACACAGGGCTGTATCCGGTCGTTGACAGGACACGGCGCAACAACAGTTCCGCGCCCTGATCGTGCTCGAGTACCCGCAGCGCCGGCTGATGGAACTGGAACATCGAGGTCGCGTCGCCGTCCTTCACGCCCTGATTGACCTGCGTGAAGATCTCCTGATCCTCAGGGAGCGATGCACCGCGACCAGGGCCGTGGTTGGTGAGCAACTGCTCTGAGGCGAACATGCGTGCCTGACCGATCCGGAACTCCCGAGGCAGCGACGAATAGATGAGGTCGAGGCCTTGGAAGATTGGGAACAGGTCCTGTCGGATGTCTGCCAGTCCGAGGTGTCGCAGTGTGGGGTCGTTGCGCCACTCGGGATTGGGGAGCACGTTCGGCACGTATCGGGCAGCGAGTTCGTCGACGCCGAGGCTGACGTATCCGCCGGCCGTGTCATCGAAGCTGTCGAGCTCGATGCCCTTGGTGTCGGGGTGCGCTTGAAGGTCCATCGCTGTCCCGAGGTTCGTCGGTGTCCCCTTGTACAGGGAGTGCAGGATGCGGCCCTTCTCGTACCGTTCCAAATGCCGCCACACGTCCCGCTCGTCCGAACCCGCGAGCTCGGACCAGAATGTGACAGCTTTCAAACGGCCCCAAGCGAACTCGGGGATCGCCTTGTCCACATCCACAAAGTCGATCCACGCGTTGTCGGCGACCGTGTCATCCCACACCACGCGCTGATAGCAGCCACCCAATGCGGACGCTGATTCACCAGCGGTGAACAGGTCGCCATGGAAGGTGGGGGTGTTGAAGATCAGGTCCACACGGTCTTGCAATGCCTTGTTGTCGGTGGGGTCGATGATCGTCAACGGTTCGGAGAACAGTTCCGACGCTGACAGTTTCGCGATGTCCGCGGGGATCGGGACGTGCATTTTCCGGGACGGCTTCGACGCTGACTCAGGTTTCCCGTACAGGAAGTCGGAGACCTTGCCGACGACGCCGGCTTGCGCGAATGATCGACGGTTGGGGTTGGTGCGGTAGAAGTCGTCGAGTTTGAGTACGTCGCCTTCCCACCACACTTGTGATTCGCGGACTCGTGCGGCGACTTTCGCCAGCGCGGTCGGCGGCCACGCCATGTTCGCTTCGATCATGCGGCCACCCCAGTTCGGTCATTAGGCAGGCGCGCTGCTGCATCGAGTGTCGGAAGGTATGGCTGCCATTCCTGCTGGGATGACGCGACCGCATAGCGGAAGGCGTCGACGGCGTGGTCGTTGAGTTTCACGGGTGAGTCCTCCCCTTTCTCTGCGGCTTTGGCGTCCCACACGTATCCGGGTATTTCGCCGAGCAGTTCGGTGCACGATGTGTGGATGAGTAGCTGGTTGGTGGTGAACAGGGATGCGACGAGGCCGATGCCGGCGCCAACTTTGTTGGATGCGTTGAGGTAGTTGGTGTATCCGTCGCGCTGCAACTGCACTTTGAAGACAGCAGCAGCGGGGTCGATGTACAGGTATTCGGGGGCATCGGTGTTGATGAACTCTCGGAGGCTGCGTGAGTGATCGGTGGTGGTGCCTGAGCCTGGCGCCCATTCGGCCATTGCGTACAGCTTGTTGTCGACACCCAGGCCGAGTTTGATTCCTCGGGTGGGGTTGGTGGTGCCGTAGTCGACGCCGACGCACAGGATGCGTTGCATCTCGGGGAGCGTGTCGACGACATGACGTGCGGGGTCGAACGATTCGTAGATGACACCGTCCGCCATCGTCCACAAGCCTTTGATGAACCGGTCGTTCCACAGCCCTGTGTATTGGCGGGACAGGTTTTCGATGTAGCCGGCAGGTAGGTGAGCTCGGTTGTCTTCCAACCCGAAGTGGAAGACCCGGTGACCCATCTCGGCGGCGCGGTCGATGTAGTTCAGTTTCAGGTCGTGTCGTGGACCGTCAGGGTTTGTGGTTCCTCCGCACCAGGCGCCGGCGACGGAGTGGCGTGCGATGAGCTGGTTCGTGAAGTCCGGTTTGACCAGGGTCCATTCGTCGACGTAGGACCGTTTGATGGTCATGCCTCGAATGATTTTCTCGGCGAGGACATCTGATGAGCCGATGATGTGGACGGTTTGGCCGAGGATGTTGGCGGTTGATGCGCCGTTGTTGTATTTGACGTGTTCTGCCCAGGGCCCGTACATCGCTGCGTCTTGCATGGGTGCGATGAGGTTGCGGTAGATGGTGTCTTTGGTGCGGCCGATGATGACGTTTTCGCCGGGGTCGTCTGCGCCGTCCGCGATTTTCATCAGGTATTTGACGAGTGAGCCGACTGTTTTGCCGGATCGGACTGCGCCTTCCCACAGGTTGATCTGGGATTGGGATGCGTCACCGTTGGCGAGGGCGACACTGCGGGCTTGCTTGCGGGAGATGGAGAGCTCGTCGAGGATGCTCACTCTCCACCTTCTTCCGCTTCCACCGCCTTCAGTAGCGCTTCCTGCATTTGGACGAGCATGGACTTGGCGTGGTCGGTGTTTTGGCCGGCGTTCATCTCGTGCAGGCGTGTCGATTCACGGATAGCGGTTGTCGCGGTCTGCACGATCGCTTTCTGATCGCCGAATGTGGGCTGAGTGAGGGTGTGTTCCTCGTAGGTGTTGTCCTTGCCACCGAACGCGAATACGACAGTCGGTTCCCACAATTGGTCCATGATCTTCTGCGCTTCGACGAGGAGCCGTTCCTCCAACGCAACTCGACGCGCTTTGTTGTCGACGTGCACAGCTTCAGCAGCCTTCGCGGTCGTCGCCCGATCCCATTCCAATCCGAGTGACTTCGCGTATCTCGAAACCGTCTGCTTCGACCGACCAATCTCTCCTGCGATGAAGTGCAGGGACTTGCCCTCAGCGTGGAGCTCGGTTAGCCGCCGGCTGTCTTCATCGGACCAGCCCGCCGCCACTACTTCCCTCGCGTGCGCGGCGAACCAATCAAACGTGTGATTCGCTGCATTGGTTCACCTCGTTGTGCGTGTGTTGTGGATGTCGGCTAGGAGGATGTTGCGTTGGTCGAGGAGGGTGTCGATGGCGTTTGGGTTGCCTGCGCGTCGTGCTTGTTCGAGGTCCCATTCGTTTTGGTCGAGTTGGTCTTGGAGTGATTGCATTATCGCCACCTCCACATGCGCCAGATGCCGGTGATTGCCCAAATGAGTAGGTCGCGGCTGGGCATTAGATGACCCAGAAGTTGATGAGGGCGATTGCGATGCGGATGGCTTCGATGACGTTGAGGATTGTTTGCATCGGGCCTCCTGAAGTTTGGCCCCCATGGCATGCGCTCACTTCGGGCCGCTGTGGGCCGGAGCTACTACGGCATGGGGGTTGCTGCACGTTCCTCAAAAGGGCGCGCCGTCGTTGGACGGTCCGGCGCGGTGTGCAGCAAGTACACGAAACGCGACACCCGAGTTGTGATTGTCAGGTGTCGCGTACGCGCATAGCGTATCAGATGATCATCCGTAAACGTGCATAACTATGCAATCTTGTATGCGCGTCGGATGGATGCTGTTGCGTTTGAGATGAGTGTGTCGATGGTGTCGGCTTCGCTGTCTCCGATTTCTCGGGTGAATGGTTCGAGTTCGATGGTGATGTCTCCGAGTTGGGCGGACTTCACGGTGATGCTGATTGATGTCATCCTGCGATCCTGTTTCGTTGGGGTGTTGCGTAGTGGGCGTTGAGGATGTCGCCGAGTGTGTAGATAGGGGTTTTCTTGTCCGCGTAGCGGACCGGCACGATTTTGTGCTTTTCGGCGAGGTGGTTGATGCGTCGGATGGTGAGGCCTTGGGCGCCGATGTGTTTGGCGAGGGTGGCGATGCCTCGGGCGTTGAGTTGTTCGGCGTGTGCTTGGGCGACACGGGTGGGGTTGGGTTTGGGGATGGGTTGGAGGTGGCTTCGTCCGGATGCGTTGCGTGCGTGCCTGATTTCCGAAGTGATGTTGTAGTGGGCGTATGTGCTGCCTTCGGTGGCGGCGAGGAGTAGTAGGTGTCGGCGGAGGAATGCTGCGTTGCCTTTGATGGTGCTGGCGGGTGGGGTGATGTTTCGGATTTCAGCTAGCCACAGTGCCCATCCTTCGAGGCAGATGAGGAGTCTGTCGGCGGCGTCGAGGGCTGCGATGTTGTATGGGAGTGGTTGCGGCCGATCCCCGGTAGATACTTTCGGTTGCCAGTTGGCGGTTGCGATGCGGGGTTTCTGGGCTTCGTGGAGGTCGTCGCAGATGTCGGGGGCATCTGCTAACGCATCGTCGAGTTCGACTTGTTCCTGTTTTGGGATGAACCAGTGTTCAGTCACGGTGTCCTCCGATGCGGTGGCGTGCGCGGTCGTGGCAGGGTCGGCAGCGTCCTCGTGCGCCGTGTGGGGTGTGGCCTTCGATGCGTCGGGTTCGGGGTGCCATGGGGGTTCCGCATTCGCGGCAGGGTTGTCCGATGTCGATTCCGATGCGTCCGCCTGGGCCTGGGAGTGTTGCGAGGAGTTCGGCTAGGTGGGGGTCGCGTTTGAGTGGTGGCCGGCCGGGGATGGATCGGGCGTAGGCGTCGAGGGCTTTGGAGTCTGCGGGGGTCCATTCGAGGAGGTCAGTGGTCACCGGCGTATTCCTTGATGATGGGGAGGATGGTGGGGAGGACCCATGCGCTGTAGGCCTGGATGATGCGGTCCTGGTTGGGTTTGGTTTGGGCCTTGAATTGTGTTGCGCTGTTTGGGTTGCGGAGGATTTCGTTGCGGGCCGCGGTTTGCAGTGCGTCGCGGAGTCGGGTTTCGAGGTCGCTCATCCCGCATCCCCCGGAGTGAAGAGGACGGTCGCGGGGAGGGCGATCTCACCGGGCGTGTACCAGTGCAGGTCGCCTGGCATTTCCCAACCGGTCTCGTCTTCGCATGCCACTTTCTCGAACACGCTCGGTGCGTCATCAAGTTCGCGCACCACTGATCCAACCGGCAGCGCATCCAAGTCGGCCGCGCTGTTCACCGTGCGAGGCTTCGACCAACCATCGTCTTCCGTCAGGTAGTCCGCGAGTCCGTCAGCCATGCAGTCGAACGAGTGCTCGATCTTCGCTACGTCCACTTCTTCGCATTCGCCCAGGAACGACTTGCCGTATCCCTTAATTGCCTCGGCCAGTTCGTCCCTCGCGGGTGTGGCCTGTGATCGGATCTCACTCACAACGACTCCTCGGTGCAGATAGCGTCTTCGGCAATGCAGCGTGGGCATGTGCCGTCAGTCAGCGAGTCGGCGTGCCATCTGATTTCGCAGATGTCGCAAGCCTGGATGCTGGGCTTCCCCGGATCAGGCGCGGTCACGACGACACCTCGACGCGAATATCCCGCATACGGTCATAGAGTCGGGTTGCCTTACCCTTCGCCCAGGCTCCGAACATGTCTGGCACGTCAGCTTCGCCCAACTCCACGAGGTAATCCCATTCCGCGACGAGTCCAGCCCACACCGGCCCCTTGGTGGCAACAACATTGAGATGTTCCCTCGCTTCGGGTACTGCGCGTAGGAGTCGCTCGCATCGCCGGAAGTCGGAAGGGTCATAGGGATAGTCACAGGCGCTAGGTTGCCCGACGTAGAAGCCTGTCAGTTTGTTGACGATGGCTTCGGAACTGATTCCGCGTTCACCTGTTTCGAGCCAGTGAGTGAACAGCTCAAGCGGAAGTGTTGCGGTCTCGGTCATGGTGTCTCCAATGCTTGTCGGATCATCGCTGCATGCTGGCGATGTAGGGCGATCTGAGTTGTGTGGGTTGGGTTGGCTTCTTCGATTGCGGCGGATCGCGATTCGAGGTCGTCTGCTAGCGCTTGGACTCGCTCGACAGCCGCAACCAGGGCGGGTACCGCAGTCCGGGCGTGAGCAATGAACTCCGCATCGGCAGAGCTGTGAACCGGACCAGTCACATGCATGATGGTTCGACTCTCGGTGTCAATCACGTAGCGACCCGAGACATGCTTGCTGGGTTCGGTATGCCACGGCCCTGGTGTTGCTGCTGCCTCCAGCGCTTTCGTGTGCTCAACATCCACCCCAGTCACGAGGTCACCCCTTCCGGCTTCGCTGGAGTGACATCGTCAATCCGAACTTGTACGGCGACCGCCAGCCGCCCTTCGCGGCGTGCGTACAGCCAGTTCCTGGTGATGCGCGTGACTTTGAGTGGCGGGCCGATCCGCCCGAACATCACTTCCGGCTTGAGGTCTACGAGGTCGCCAACCTTGATCTCGCTCATGCTCACCCCTCCTCGGCCGCAACGAACGGGGCGTACTTCCGGTTGATGTACAAAACCGGGAGGATTGCCGTTTCAGGAGTGACCCAGTTGTCGCCGTCGTACGTCCATTTGTCGCCAACTCGGTCAATCAGGGTGAGATGCTTCGGAGCCTCTGAGATGTCCTCCCACGGTCCGGTTTCGGTGGGGGCAGGGACAACCGGCGAGGAGGCGGGCACGTCATACGGATTGATAGGCCCGTCGTATTCCTCACCCGATGCCGCGATGGGTCCGTATTCGAGACCGACCTCGTAGCCCTCGTACCAGCCTTCACCGCGTGCAGCCAACATCGCCTCCTCCTCAATGTGCTCGGCAGAAGTGGTTGGGTTGGCGTGATCTCCAGGCCAAATGGCCCAGTCCGGGTCGCTGCACTTCCCCTGCTCATGACTGCCTGCATGGCCTGCATCCAGACCGCACCGAAGTTCATCCCAGCGGGACAGGCACTTCGCTTTCGTCTTCTCCTCGGCGGGTTCGGCAGGGGCGGGCGGGTATACGAGTAGTTCCCAATCTCCGTCGCCACCCCATCCCCACGTACCGCCATCGGACGCCGTGTGGGTGCATTCAAGCAGGCCAGTAACTTCCGGGAATCCGAAGTGTTCAGTGGCAAACTTCCGGGTCATCGTCCTGTACCAGCCAATCGGCTTCGGCTTCAGAAATCCCTTCCATGCCTGCAATGGGTCTCCGACGGCATCCTCGGCGGGTTCGGTTGCCGGGAACAGGGCGCGGAGACGAGCCCAAGCCGCCGTTAATTCCATCGCCCCATACTCAGTCGTAGCTTTGCCGAGCACCTTCCGCACGTCTTCCACCTGTTCGGCGGTGAGTGCCATACCGCCGGCAGGGATGTAGTTGCGGCCGGTTTCGTAGCCGAGGGTGAAGGCTTTCGCGAAGATGTCGCCAGCAGCGGCACCGAGGTTTGTGTCGGTCATGGTGTGGGCTCGATTCGGATTTCGATGCGAGGGTTTTCGCGGTCAAGGAGGATGGTGTTGCCGCCGTCGATGACGTGGTTGGTGTTGTCATCTGGGAACACGTTGTTCATGACGAGGGCGTCGAGCATGGCTTTGCGGAAGGCTCCGAGTCCGTCTGCGTCGCGGCGAATCTTGTTGGGCGCGTATTGGATGATGGAGACGGTTGCCTGGTTGAGGGTGGGGATGGGTGTGGTTTGGAGTGCGGCTTTGATTTGCCATTGGATGCGGCGTTTCGCGGCTGTTTGTTTGCGGTAGTGGGCGCGTTCGTATTCGTTCATCGTCAACGGCGGCCGGCCGGGGTGGTGGGTGTCGATGATGGTGAGGGTGTGGGTCATCGGTTTTTGGCTCTCGCTGCGCTGTCTTGCTCGGTTTTGTAGGCTCGGCATTCGTCGCATCGGCATTGGTAGGAGGCGTAGGCGTTGCTTGTCCCGTGGGGTGCCTCGGGGTGGTAGGGCCTGCCGTTTCGGGTGATGCGGCGCAGTCTGATTCGTGCTCTGCTGAGTGTGTTGTGTTCGGCTTTGGTGCGTGTGGGGTTGGCTTCGAGTGCTGCGATTTGGGCGGTGAGTTTCGGTTTGTCGGCGCAGACGGTGCAGAGGTTGCCTACTGCGTCGAGGGTGTAGCCGTGTCCGCGTCCGCCGCATATTTTGTAGCCGCGCATTTCGCCGCATTCGGTGCAGGGTGATGGTGTTGCGGTGTTTTTTGCGCGTGAGGGTCGTACGTATGGTGTGGCTGTTGTGGCTCGCCGGTTTGCGACTTTGTTGATGGGTCGGCGTGTTGGTCGGCTGCGTTTGCGGTCTTCGGCTAGGAGTTGTTGGACGGTGGGTGAGAGTTCGATTGGTGCTTGAACTTTCGGGATCATCAACCGGTCGGCTTCGCGCATTTCGCGGCGGCAGGGCCCGCATTGTCCGCATAGTCCGGTGGGGCAGGATTGGGTGGAGAGGCTGGTCGCGATCATTTCCCTGTGGCTTCCTCGTAGGCGCGGTCCCATGCGTCGTTGTCTTCCCAGCGGTCGAGGGTGACGGGGTCGTCTAGTCCGTCGTCGTGATCGAAGTGCGCCATCACTCCCCCTCAACTGCCGTGCGGAGCAACCGGGCTGCGCGCTGGTAGATGCCCATCTCGTTTTGCCATGAAATGAGGCCTTGTCCGTCTTCGGCTTCTGCCGCGAAGACTGCGCCGTTCGAGGCGTTCTGGATGTGCCAGTCGAAGTCTTTGAGGACTGGCGCTATCTGCCCGCTCATGTGGTTGTGTGCGGCGTTGGCGAGGTCGATCCAGATCGTCTGCTGCAATGCATCCAGTGCTTCGAACGGCCCGAGCATTGCGCGATCTGCCGCGGTGTGCTGGGGGTTTCCGTTCTCGTACAGTGCTTTTGCGAGGGCTTCGATGTGGTTTGCGCTCACATTGCACCGCCAACATTCGGCATGTTCGCGGTCATCAGGTGCTGCTCAAGGTCGGCGCGGGCCTTCGCCAACTGCTTCCGCGACTGCTGTGCCGCATCAACGAGGGCGTCCCGTTCCTGCGGCCCAATCCAACCCAAATCGAGGGCGGCTTTCGCGTTGTCATCACCGATCTTCGCGGCGAGCGTGGCGAGTTCTTCGAGGTAAGTGCTCATGCGATGGCCGCCTTTGCGATTTCGAGTTCTTCCTCCAGCTCGTACACGCGAGCTTCTGCGTTATCGCGTTCCTGCTGGCAGTCGAACAGTGCTTCGTCGAGATCGGAAACCTGCGCTTCGAGTTCTTCGATCTTGTCGAGTTGTTCGTCGGAGGCGGTGCGGATTTCGTCGAGCGCTCGTGTCACGAGGTCGAGGTTGACGTTGATGCTCATGCTGCGTATCCGTTCAGGTATCCGGTTAGGGTGTAGGCGAAGGTGATGCAAAGTCCGGTGAGTGTGACGGCGACATAGGTTCGTCCGCGCCACAACTTGCGGCGTTCCATACGTTCGTGCCGGTCTGTCAGGTCGTCCATGAGGGCGAGGGATTCGAGCCGGTCGCAATGCGAGGCAAGGGTTTTCATATCCGTGACCCGTCTGTGTCGAGCTGCGTCATGCAGTCCTCGCACACGAAGTAGTCACCGAATCCGGGATCGGTGTGAGCGCTGAGGTTGATGGAGGTGCAGTTGCCGCACACCGGAGCATTCACAGCGCGGGCAGAGGCGATGAGTTCGAGCGCGGGCACACCTGTGCGGTGCCGGCCACGCGAACGAAAAGCAAGAACAGTCATGACATTCCTTCCGATTTGAGCCCGTTGCACCGGGCTGATCTCAAACTTAGCGAGTTGCGTGCGTTCACGCAATACCGTGTGCTCACTTTCTCGGTTTCGTTCACGCACCTGCATGCGTCCACGCAACTCGTAAAGCTGACTTGATTCCGAACGGCTGAATGCGGCGCCACGGCACGAACGAGCGCCATCCGGCACATCCACCGCAACGAGCGCCTTCAATGCCTCAGAAACGAGCACAGCGTCAATTCTCATTTCGCGTACTTCGGATTCGGTTCAGCTTCGATCTTCAACCTAGGCAAGCAGGGCATCTTCCGCCCCACCCCGGAAACATTGTTCGTGCATGCCTGGTACTCGTCGGCCCCGCACGACGGGCACACATGCTCGATCGCGTTGTTCACCGCATACGCGCCAGGAACAGGCTTCCCATCCGCCCCGCCGATCGGAAGACCACCCAGCTGCGCATCGCCCTGAACCAAACCGTGCTTCACATCGTGCTGCAACTGCCGCAGCTCCCGATCCACGGCAGGCTCACGCTGCGCCCGGTCAATCCGAATCTCCCGAGCAATCCGAATCACATCCGCCGGCATGACCATCCGCGACGGTTCGTTGCGGTAATGCACGGTCACAGCTTTGAGAGCATCAGGGAGGTCCAGGTTGTACGGCGCGAGTGCTTCCGCCCATGCCCCGCCACGCCCGATGTCGGCTTCGCTGAATCTGTTGTCGAACAGGGCGGCGCGGCCGATGATCAAGCCTGTATCCGAAAGCTGCCGTGGTGTCGCTTCGATGGTCATGCGGTAAGTCCTTTCTGAGTCGAGTTGTTCAGGGTGTCGGCTTGCCGTTGCGCGAGCTGGTTGCCCATGTCGGCCCAACCCATCGCTTTCTTCGTCGCTTTCCCGATTCCGCCGTCCGGTGGTGCGGCCGGCCGGCTGGCAGCTTTGTGAACGAATCCGGGAATCATCGATGGGGCTGTCATCGGCGATGCGGCCCAGTCCTGGATCCCGGTTTCGATCTGATCCCGGCCGACACCGGACTTGAGGCATCCGTCGACAGCTTGAGCGATCTTCGAAACCACATCGCCAGGTACCGGCGACGGGCACGAATCCGAATACGCCCTCGCGATCGAGTGCGCCTGCGCTGAGTGCGCTGTCCCGTTGAGGTGATCCGCGATTTCCCGTCCCCCGCGTTTTCGCGTTCGGCTCGCAAGTGAGGTTGACAGATCAACTTGGGGACGAGGTGAAGTTGAAAGTTGATCGGTGAAAGGTGCTTCCTGTTCCCTACTTAAGTAACCACCTACACCTCCGGTCGCGGGTATCCCCTCGCTAGGGGTAGAGGCATCCCTTCCGCTATGGGATAGCGCATCCCTTCCCTTAACCCCCTCCACCAGCGCTGATGCTTCCTTTTCGAGTGTTCCCCGCTGGCCGTGCGCGGGGATACGCAAAAGTTCGTCATGAAGCGCCCATTTGATGTGATCCGACGACACATCATCAGCATGTCGGAGGGCCGTGGTAAGCATGTTCGGCTGCTTCCACAGCCCGTCGTTACGGATGAACGACCGAATCAACACCTCCTCGGTGTCCCAATCGACGACCAGAAAACCGCGCTCATGAAGCCGTTCGATGGCCTTCTCAACGACCTCGATCGTCGCGTCGTCGGCCAATTTCGCCCACCGTCGAGAGGTCAACGGAAGCACGCCGGCGTAGTTCATTGACGGCTGCGAGAGCAACAATTGGTACATCCATTGCGCATCTCGGGTGAGTGATTTCCAGTCGGTGTCAGCCCATATTCGTTTCAAGATTTGGGCGTATTGGCGCCCGCCATCCGCTGCCATTTATGCCGCCTGGGTTTGTCTGTCGTGTGCGATGGTGACCTGCGTGCGGGGTACTCGTACGAAGTGGCAGACGCCGGCCGGGTGGTGATTGTTGTCGAGGCAGATGGTTACTGTGGGGCCCTCGATGCGGACGGCGGTGACCTGCATCCCTGGGGCGTAGTAGCCCCAGGGTGTGCAGATGGTGGCCCGCAGCATTGCGGGCCGGTTCACTGATCCACCGACTCTTCGAACTCGGCTTCTTTCGCCTCGACCTCTTTGCGTTTGTCCTCGAAGTAGTCGTCGACGTGGTCTTGGAACCAGCGAAGTGGGCTACTGCGACCGTTCCCGTTTTTGAATCCTTTGCGGTAGAGGGGGTGGGTTTTGCGGTTGTTGAGGATGGTTTGCTTGTCGCAATCCATCAGTTTTGCGAGTTCTTCGATTCCGATGGTTTTTGTGCTCATTGGGTTCCTTTCCATGTGCGGTTGGGGTTGTTGTGGCGTGTTCGGCGGGTGGGTGAGCACCAGCCAACGTGGTGGATGTGTCCTCGGCGGGCGTGTTGTCCGAAGAGTGCGGGGAGGACGTTGTAGTGGTCTGTCATCCAAGCCCGGGTTTCGGGCGGGACTGCGTCGCGGACGTGGTCGGCGGAGAACTCACGGCCGGATCGGATGAGTTCCGAGAGTGCGGTTTCGATGCGGCTGGGGTGGTCGTGGTGTCCGACTGTCGCGGCTGCGAGGGCTGCGTCTTGCCCGTCCAACCTGAGCTGCTCACCAGCAGAAGTCATTTCGTTTCCTTGGGGTCGTTGGCGATTTCGAGGAGCACGTCGGCGTGGCACGGTTGGTCGAGAGGACACCAGCACGCAAGATCCTTGCCCGCGAGTTCGGCACGGATTGCCGCCCTAGCCTCCGTGTTGTGGTCACCCATCACGGCGTGACGGAACATCTGAACGACACCTGCTGCGTCGATCTTCTGGCCCGTTTTCTTGCCCGTCAGGTAGGTCATTGAACCGACGCGGTACGGGTTTCCCCACTTCGTCGGGCGTCCGACATACTTGGCGCCTTCAGGCATCCGCCAGCCCTTAGCGCGTTGCCGCTGAATACGTTTCGGGGCGCTCATGGCCGTGCCGCCGCGTGTGCGCAGGCTGCGGCCCAACGACTTCCATCTGCATCGTCGGTCTCAATGCGCCAACCTTCGGCAGCCTTACGGTGGCGCTCTTTCTTGTCTGGAAAGAAGTACTCGAATGCCTCGACTGCCGAGCTGCATCCCCATCGGACGGTTGCGCCATCAACAGCGCCGTTCGCATCGACTAGAAGCCAATGGTCTTTCCGTTTGCGCTCCTGCTCGTCGCGCTCGTGCTGCTCTTGAATTTTGCGGACGTTGGCGTATTTGGCATCTACCTGCGCCTTGTACTGCTCAAGCGTCATCGGCTCACTCATGCTGCGTCCTTGGGGGTTTCAGTGGGGACGTTCGCGTCCGGATGCGACCAACGGTTGTACGGACCGCCACGGTCCTCGCGTGTGCCGCACCACGCTTCGTGCTGCGACCAACCCGGCACCGGACCACTGCACGTGCACGTATCGCGGAAGTAGAGGCTCATGCGGGGACCTTCCGTAGCGGCCAGTCAGCGCACACACCCGACGAGTCCTTGCCCTGCTCATCGAGATACGCCGCATAATCCAACTGCCGCTCCCGATGCCACGCCGCTTGTTGCGACATCAGCTCGTCGACGGACATCTCCGCGAGTCCTGGATTGTGGTGCCCAAGCTTCCACGCCAAACGGGCGGCAGCTAACGCGTCAGCATCCGCGGTGTGAGCGTTGCCCACCGCGATGCCGTAGTGTTCGCACGTCACCGACAGCGTGCGCTTCCCGCGCCGGTACTTGTCGACAGCTCGATCGACGACAAACGGATCGAAGATCGCCCCGAACGGGAGCGGTGGATACCCCAACCGCTCCCCCTCTCGATCCATGACAGTGAAGTCGAACGACGCGTTGTAGGCGCACACGATTCGCCGAGCAGCCCAAGCTGTTTCGAGAGAAGACCGGATCTCGTCGTAGCCCTTGGCATAGACCATGCCTTCAGAGCGGGCCTTGTCAGTGGTGATTCCGTGCACCTCGGCGGCACCATCCGGAATAGGAATCTCGGGGTCAACCAACCAATTACGCGATGTCACCTCTGCGCCATCAATTGTTGCGATGCACGCTGTCACGATGCGAGCTTCCAACGGATCAGGGCCCGTAGTTTCAAGATCGAACGCCGCCAACGGCGCACCACCCCACATCACGCAACCGCCGGATCGGTCTGTGCCTCGTCCACGATCTCGCCTTCGATGTGCTGCGGCGTCTCGACTGCGGCCGGAGTGAGGTCAACTCGAACGGCGCCGTCGTTCTCGACAGCGAGTGCGAGTTCAGTGGACTTCGGCATCCACTTCGACAACTGCCGTAGGCATGTCTTGTGTGCCATGCCTTCGAACTCGTCTTTCCAAGGGCCGAAGACATTTCCTTCTTTGCTCTTCGCTGTCGCGTACTTCTGCTTGTACTTCAACATCTCGACGTGAGAGATGACGACATACGTGGATCCGCCGTTCGCGAACCGGACCACCGCGTAGTACGCGACGGGTTCGCCGCGGTCACCAGTCATGAGCGGCTTGTGCAGCAACTTCTCTTCGAGTCCGTACTCAACCTCGTACACATCGTTCGCGAAGATCGTGCGAGCACTCAACGATGCGATCTGATTGGAACGGTATGACAGCTCCACCAATCCCTGATAGCCGATGACCAACTGGGCCTTGTACCCACGGGACTTGTTGTCCCAGAACGGCAACACCCACGCGTGTCCCAGGACACCGGGCCGCAGACCAAGCTGTGAGCACGTCATCAAGGCGCCCAGAACGGAGTTCGATTCGCAGTCCTGAAGCTTCGGTGTCTGACGGAGGCAGGTCAGCGCATCCCGGATCAACTGCTGAGCTTCTGCGCCTTTCGGCATCGCCAGTTGGAATTGCTTCTCCATGCCACGGATCTTGTCCGTCAGTGACGGTTCCTGGCGCTGCTGAACGGCGGGCGCGGCACCACTCGTGGCTGCTGCGTTCGAGGTGACGCGTTCTGCGAGATTGCTTCCCATGATCAGACCTTCTTTACGTCTACGGAGGTGGATACGAATTCGGCGTACTCAGTCGGGTGAGCTGCCTTCAGTGCTGTGGTGTCGAGCTTCGGAGCGTTGACCAGGAACTCGCGATACAGGTCGGGGTGCTTGTCGCGGAATTTCGCCGACGCGAATACTCCGTTCTTCAATGCGGCCCACACCTTGTCGTCGTCACCGACTAGTGCATCCTTGCCTGCGAGGAGTTTGCGAAGTTCGTTCTGTGCCTGCTGCTTCGCGAGCTTTTCGCGCTTCTCTGCTGCTGCATGAGCTAGCGCCCGAGCGTGGATCTCTTCGAACTCCGATACTGGGAGCTTCCGAACTCCACCCTTGCGTCCGTACAGCTGCTTCAGCGCATCCTTTGAGGCATCACCGCCGCCGACTGGTGGCGCTATGCCTGCGAGGACGTTGTCGACCCAGAACGGTTCGCAGGTGTCGAGGATTACCGTGATGATGCGGTCGTCGCGGTCGACTTCGAACAGTTCAAGCTTCTGCCCGCCGATCAGGCCGGCGACAACAGCCTGTTCTTTGCCAGTGACGAACATGCCGGCCTGGACTTGCAGTTCGGCGTGGTCGGGGATCTGCCCTTTCCACTCGGACGCCTTGAACGCGTTCGCGGTCTTGCCCTCGTAGAGTCGTTCGTCGGACATGAATCCGTCTGCGCTGTACTGCATGAACGGATGAGTGACGCTGCGGAGCATCGGCGGCTTCGAGATGGTGACGCCGAGGATGTCGGCGGCGCGTGCCCGGACAACAGGTTCGAGGACGTGGCCCCAGAACGCAGCCTCCGATGGTGGGTTCAGGTCGAGTGGGGTTTGTCCGGTCTTGTCGAGCCAGATTGTGTACGGGTCGTCCCAGTCGGGGTTCTGCATTCCGAGGAGCGTGGAGACCTCTGAGCCGCCAATCCCTTGGCGCCGAAGCTGTAACCATTCGATGCTGTTGTCTTCGACCGCAGGCAACTCGATGTAGGGGGCAGCAATGGCGGTCATAGGATCACCGACACAGGCAGTGAGTCGATGAACAAGTCGGTCGCAGCGTCGAGGGCCTTAACCGTGCAGCCCTCGCGGACCACACCGACCTTCCCCGGCACCCGAAGATGCGGGTAATGGAAGTCGAACACATCATCAAATCTGTCCACTGCCGCCTGCAACTCAGGAGTGATATCCTGTGTGGGCATTCGCTTTTCCTTCCGATTGGTGACTGCCTCGCCCGTCCCGTTGCACCGGGGCGGGCTTTTTTCTGCCCTCATGCCGGAACCTTCATCCGCTGCGACGAGGCGAGCCGCTTCTCGGAGGCCTGGAGACGACGAGGCTTCGGAGGCGTGTCCTTGAAGAGGTCGTGGAATTCCAGTTCCCACGCCGCCATCAACTTGAGAACGAACTCTGCTCCGGCCAACGTGTTAGTTCCGTTCACAACGCGACTGACAGTCGACTTGTCCATGCGCATCTGAAGCGCCAATTCAGAGATCTTCGGCTCACCGGCGAGCTTGCCTTTTGGGGGGTGCTGAAGCCCCCGCCTAGCTAGCTCACGGTTGAAGCGCGGTCTGTTCAGTTCGAATCCTTTTGCTGCCACGGGAAGCTCCTTTGCGGTGGTTCAACGCATTGCGTTGACACACTTCAACCTACACGTGCTGTTGCGTTGACGCAACACCTAGAAATGACGCAATTCTCTACCGATTACTACCTGACGCACACGCGCTGGAAATGGCCCGCGAGCTGCGAAATAACATCCACAGGATTTACCGACAGGACTGTTGCGTTGACGCAACGCTAATAAGTCCGTTCACGCACGGATTACGCTGCTCACATGTCAAGTTGGAGCGACTTCCTCAGAGTCAAAATGGAAGAAAAAAACTGGGATGCAACCCGGCTCGCACAAGCCGCCGGATACTCCCCCTCCGTCATCTCACGATGGCTCAGCGGCGAACACCTACCCAGTCAAGACAAGCTGCGCGCCACCGTTGACGCCCTCAACGCGAACATCATCGAAGCAATGGTGGCGGCAGGCTTCATCCGCCCGGACGAGGTGCACGGACCTGTCACCCTCACCGATCCAGACTTACTCAGCGACGAGGAAGTTGTGCGACAAGTCCTGCGCCGAATGGGAGTCAACGCTTCACGGTTGATTTCAGGCAATCAATCCGAGGCCATTGACGACAACACGCAAGATCGATACGAGCTAGCCCGCATGGCCGGCGAAACAGAGCACAACTACCGGCTCCGTACCGAGATTCAACCGGAAGACGAAACACAAGGTGAGGCACCAGATGGCGGCGCATAGACCACTCTTTGTCGGTGGTTTACCTCACACTCCACAACCATGACGCGCTTCAACCCGTGGCACTACCTCAGAGCCCACCACCCACACCTCAAAGTTGAGTTCGTGGACCTCGGACGAATCGGATGCGTCGGCCGATGGACCCGCAACGGGATCCAGCTCGACCGCACCTGCAATCAACGAGAAAGACGCGTAGGACTCACCCACGAGTTATGCCACGTCGAATCTGGCCCCATGCCACTCGACGCACGAACCGCCATCTTCGAAGAACGCGCCATTGAACTCCGAACCGCGCAACTCCTTATCACTGTCGAGCAACTCGCACCCGCGCTTATCGAGAACGACCAACGCATCGACGACAACACCGCCGAAGCATTGTGGGTCACCCTGCCTGTCCTAAAGACACGGCTTGAACGCCTCACCCCCGAAGAACACGCATACATCCAACGACGCATCGCATCCACCAACTGAAAGGCCCCACAATGAGCACACCCCCCGCAGGCTGGCATCCCGACCCTGAAGGCAACCAGCAGCTCCGCTACTGGGACGGGCAGCAATGGACCAGCGCCACACAACCGATGCCAACCCCGCAAACCCCGACGCCGGAAACACCCGAGCAAGCGAAGGACAGAAAACGTCAACTCATTGCGATCGGCATCATCATCGCAGCTGTCGCAAGCATCGCGATCTTCAAGAGCATCGATTTCAGCAGCGACGACACCGAAACCGCAGCAGCCGAAACAACCACCACACAGGCAACGCCGACGACGACATCCCGACTAACGACTACAGCCACGATTGCCGCGACAACGCCACGCACAACGACATCCGCGGCGCCTACCTCGACAACTCTGCCTGTAGCTGCACAGACCTCGAAGCCACTGCCGACTACTTGCAAGGTGCCAGCGCAATCGGTCATCGACCAGATCGACGCGTCCTTCATCGAAGCCGACAGGCACCTTGAAGATGTGTACATGGTCTACGGCCGAAAAGATGTCGCTTACATCGGCGCGAACATCATGGACTCCGCAGGCACCCGAGTTTCAAGCGCTGATATATGGGCGCAAAGCGATGGCATGCTCTTCTCGTTATCGAGTGACGCACGCAGACGTACCGCCTTACCTGACGGACGTAAGCTGCTCGACATCAGCGCAGGCGACGAGTTCGGATCTGCTGTATCCGATTGCATCATGGTCAGTGTCATCAACCGAAACGTCACTGGCGGAAACTGATGCCTCGCCCCCGATTGCCTGTCGGTGAGCACGGAAAGATCAGCCGCCGGCAACTCGACGACGGACGCTGGGTCGCATCCTGCTGGGTACGCGACGAAGACGGCAAACGCCGCCACGTCACCAAAACCACCCCACCCAACACCCGAGACCGAACCGGCGCCGTCGCCGAACGCACCCTCACCGACAGCCTCAAAACCCGACACATCGACCACAACAGCCGCCTCAACGCCACCAGCACCATCCACCAACTCTGGACCGAATTCTGGAAACAACTCCTCACCCAAGGCCGATCCCACAACACACTCCGCGACTACGACCGCCAATCCAAAGCGATCCTCACCCGCTTCGGTGACCTCCACATCCGCGAAGTCACCACCCAAGCCCTCGACACCTTCATCCAAGACGTAGCCAACCAACGAGGCGTCCCCACAGCACGGAAAAACCGCACCATCCTCCTCGGCATGTTCAAGATCGCCGTCCGATTCAAAGCCATCGACATCAATCCGATCCGAGAACTGTCCTCCATCGAAGGGAAACGGAAGAAACAAGCACAATCTCTCGACGCGGAATCGTTGGCGCAACTCCTTCAAGATCTCCGTACCTCGAAGGTGCCCTGCCCTGTCGTCCTCTCGAAATACCAAGTCGACCGCGGCCAGAAAACAGCGGAAACGCACATCCCCACCGTCGCGGAATTCTGCGCCTCCAACGACATGGCCGACATCATCACCCTGTTCGCCGCGACTGGTTGCCGCATAAGCGAGCTCCTCGCGATCCGCACGAACGAAGACATCGACCTCGACGCCAAAACCGCATCCATCACCGGACAGATCGTCCGAATACGCGGACAAGGATTGGTACGCCAAGACCTCACCAAGTCTGAAGCGGGCGACGGACGTGTGCTGCCGCTCCCACAGTTCGCGGTCGACATGCTCAAACGGCGGCGGCAAGACTCCACCTACGTGTTCGAATCGCGGGCCGGCACGATCCTCGACCCCGAGACTGTGCAGCGGCGGTGGCGTCAGATCCGCACAGCGCTCGATTTGGAGTGGGTGACCACTCACACGTTCCGGAAGTCGGTGGCGACGATCCTCGACGACGAGGGACTGTCCGCGAGGCAGGCAGCGGACCAGCTCGGGCATGCGCAGGTGTCGATGACGCAAGATGTCTACTACGGTCGAGGCCGGGTGCACACCGCAGCGGCGGAGGCGCTCGACGGCGCAATCTCCCGGAAGTCATGA